GTTAGTCATTTCAACACCTTATAGCAGAATTGTTACAATTTAGTTTAAAAACAAAGCCACTTCAGCTTTGCGTCTTTTGACAAGCCCTGCCACTTCCTTACCACCTGCTTTAGTCCACGACATAAAAGCCTCTGCAGCACCCTCCCAATCACCACGATTAACCTTCATGCGAATGGTTGACCTTTGGTAGTTACCTAACCCTGCGTTGTACGCAAAAGAGACAACAGCGTCGAATTTGCTTTGATGATTAGCAAGAGTAGGAGAAAGTCGAAGAACACCACGTTCAAAAGTATTGATGTCCATTTTGAACAAATCGACCAGTTCATCTTTAGACCAAACACGATTGTCTTCCTCTTTTAGTTGGTAGTCAGACCTGATAAGCCCTGTATAACCCTCTTTACGCACGTTTGGTAGGTTAAGTTGGTCAGCGTACATAGCGTGACCCCACCCAACAGTCCAAATGGCAGCACTGCACCGATAAGGCTTGTTTCTGTAGCCTTCAAAGAAGTGCATCAAGTCCTCACCAGCTTTGCTGACTTTCATTTCTTAGACCATGAGCGTGAGCCAAACCAGAAACCGATAATTGCGCCCAACATAGCCATCTCATCAGAACTAAAAATAATATCAGTAACTTGAATTAAGTCATACATATTGTTGACTAAACTAGGTCTGCTGTAAACGTAGTAGGCAATCCATGCGTTAATTGCACACAACTCAAAGATAAAGATGTAAGTCACAATAGGTCTTACAGTACCTACAAAGTTGACCACCCAAGTGCTTGCTTTCTCCAAGACTTTTGCATCATGCTCAAGTGCAGCCTCAGTCATCTGGGCGTCTGTCTGCATGGCAATCTGGTCTGTACGAATCTCCTCCATACGCTCTTGAGCCTTAAACCCTTGAGCCATCATCTGTAGTTGGAGTTCAACTTGAACCCTAGCTAAAGCTAACTCATGGCTTTGGTCTGCTTTGTTTTGAAAGAAGTCTAGGAGTTTTGGTAAGCCCGATATGAGCAAACCACCAAGTGTAGAAAATAGAGATAGCATTACAGTCCAATCCTTCCAAGTAGGAGATTAACAATTTTGTCCGACAAATTGTCAGGCAAAAACTTCAAGAAGCCAAGAAACCACAAAGCAACAACCCCATAGACAAATATCTTGAGGCATAAATCAAAGGTCTTTTGGTACTCATTCACCGCCCACACCTTTTAGTGGTGTCACAAAACTCCATAAGTTCGTAGATACCAACAAAGACCAAAAACAAAACAAAGAATGAGCCACCAATGATGATAGCTAACTCGTTCATCTCTTGCTCTTTTTGTTTAGCCTTTTTCTCTGCTCTTTCTAAAGACCTAAGTTCTCTAGCATCGTCTATGTCCATCTGGTCTTGACGAGCTTTAATCTTGTTCCAAACGTCAACCTTACCTGTTGTCATAAAGAGCATCTTTAACTCCTCCTCAAAGGCTCTGGCTTGCTCTAATGCCATCTCAATCTGGAGAGCAGTCCCCATGTTTGAGCCTTTGCCCTTTTTTGATTCAATCAATGCCTTGGTAGCGGTTGACTTGGCATCAAACATCTTGCCAATCATGGGCGCAAGAGAGCCTAGGTCATTGGCTACCTTACTAGCCTTCTTGACCATCGAAATAGCATTTTGTATCCCTGCTAGGGCTGTTAGAGGGTCTATCATCTCTTATCTACCTTTTGCCACTCAAGACATACAACTTTTCGGTTGTAAACATCACCTGTCCACGCCCACCTGACACAGCGATATTCAGTTTTTTCTTTACTAGATGCCACCAATGTAAAAAGCACTGAAAGCATCAGAAGCCATTTCACGGCATCGCCCAAAGAATGACATGACCACAGAACATGACAAAACAAAACAAAAAGGCTAGAGCCACAATAGCTTCTAGCCAATCCATCATTTTTTAATCCAAGTCTGCCAAACAGCACCAGCAGCCATGATTAACGCACCCACCCACAGAATAGGCTTGGCAGCAGAAGCAACCCACCCAAGGACTTTAAAAGCCCCATCCAAGGCATTTATAGCCTCTACAAGACCTTTTGTGTTCTTGTCTATCTCATCTACCTTGGTTTCAACTGCAACCAATCTATCGTAGATTTGCTTGTGGGTGACTTCGTTTTCCATAACTCACTCAGCAGCTGGTGCTTCTTTAGGAACTTGCGCTTCAGCCTGTTCTTTAATCTTTACGATAAGAGGCCACACGCCACTACTAGAGGGCAACTGCCCCAAAGTTTGTAATACAAAGTTAATCTCGTTAACGTCTAACTCTAATTTCATGCTTGACTCCAAGGTGTACCAGTAGCAGTAACAGGATTCTTCTGCAAAGCAATATTAGCTGCCAGAGCATCTTCAGTGGCTTGTTTATCAACAGATTCCCATACCCAATTCAATACTTCTGCTTCAGTAACTGAGGCATAAGGTATCGTTGGTGTTCCTGCTTGCCAAGATGCTGTGGAGTAGATAGAAGCCGTGTAGTCTCCATCAACTGCAGTTGCAGTCCAGTGCGCACAATTTATGAAACCATCTGCTGTGAGATAGTCGGTCTGGGTGATTTTCCAAGTATTAACGATAGTCATGATATTTTCCTTTTAAAGATTAGCGGCAGAAAGACGCTGACGTAGTGATTGAATTTCAGCAACAAGGTCTGCAATGACTTCAGATGTAGCCGCTTGCATAGATTGATGTTTTGGATTTCCATCAGCATCTACTGCGTCTTTGTCACCAGTAACGCTGTTTGGATAAACTGTTTGGAATTCGTGAGCCAAGAAACCACGGGCTTGTTGATTGCCTTCTTTCCACAAGTAGTCAACTGGTTTTAGTGCATCAATTCGTGCGCCTTGTCCTGTGACAGCACCAGTAACAGTTTTTAGTCTGTAGTCAGAAGTTGTGTTGTAAACAACTGCATTTGTAGTGCTAACTCGATTGACCGAACCAATTACAGTTCCTGAGGAATTTAAGAAAGAAAGAAACTGCGCTCCACTTCCATCGTTAGTAGTTTGAATAGTTTGACCATTACCATTGTAAAAATCACCAACTAAACAGAATTTAGAAAGATTGACAACACTTGTAGTCCCCACCAGCAAGTTACCGCTAGAGTCTATTCTGGCTCGTTCTGTGTCGTTAGTGCTAAAAGCAAGTGGATAGTTTGCAGTTCCAATAGTCAGGGTTGAACTTGCTGTATTGACATATCCAAGTCTATTTCCACCTGTGTAGAACCGCAGTTGGTCAGTACCAGTTTGACGTTCTAAATAAATAATTCCTGCGTCTGAACCGCCAAAAGCAATTACTCCATTGGCATTAGCAGGAGTTGCTGATGTTGTACCAAGAAGCAATGCCCCACTTGAATCCAGAGTCATCGCCTGAGTAAAGGAGATGGCGTTTCCTGCTGTTCCTGATGGGGCAATCAAGAACCTAAAAGTATTGCCATTTATCTCTAAACCACCAGCAGTCTGTCCAGTTGCTTTGTATTTAAAAGAACCATCAGCAAGGCGGTATGCGTTTTGTGTGATACCCATTGCCCAGTTAAAGGTAACGCCATCACCAAATATTCCACCATTGCTAGAAATATCAATTGCTTTGCCTGCGGTATAAGCACTCGGAGTAACTCCCAAGCCTAGATTGCCTGAGGAGTCTATTCTGGCTCGTTCTGTGTTGTTAGTCAGAAAAAGAAGCGGGTCATTTGTGGAGACATTGATTGCTGGGGCAAGACCAGCATAGTTAGAACGAATACTTATGACTTTAGTTCCAGCACCATCTTCATTAACTCTAATACCCGAACCACCTACTACATCTAATCTAGCAAGAGCCCCAGTTGTACCAATACCCAACCCTGTTGAGGTGAGGCGCATACGTTCTGAGCCACCAACTGTTGTTGCAACAGTATCAGCCGCAGGGAAAAAGATACCAGTATTAGTGTCACCAGTTGTAGTGATAGCGGGAAGTGCCGCAGTACCAGCAGAAAATGTTGATACACCAGTAGCACTTAACGTTGTAAAAGCACCAGTAGTAGCTGTAGTAGCACCCACAGTACCATTGATGTTGATAGAGGCTGTACCCGTAAGATTAGTTACAGTACCGCTAGATGGAGTACCCAATGCACCATTAAACAATACTGGCGCACCAGCAGAGCCTGTATTAACCGCTAGAGCAGTAGCAATGCCAGTTCCCAAGCCTGATACACCTGTAGCGATAGGAAGACCTGTAGCGTTCGTTAAGGTTGCGCTAGTAGGTGTTCCAAGAATAGGTGTGACTAAGGTAGGAGATGTAGCAAATACTGCTGAACCGCTACCAGTTTCATCCGTCAAAGCAGTTGCTAATTGAGATGAAGTAAATGAACCCAAAGACGTTGCATTGCCAACAGAAGTGACTGCACCTGTTAAGTTAGCGTTAGTAGTGACATTACCCGCCGTCAAACCAGAAGCAGTGCCTGTGATGTTTGTACCTACCAAGGCAGATGGAGTGCCTAAAGCAGGAGTTACTAGAGTAGGAGAGGTAGCCAACACATTGCTACCAGTACCTGTGTTGGTCACAGAGACTATGTTCTTACTAGCATCCAATGCCAAAGCAGTAGAAGCAGTTAAACCAGACAGCGTAGCAGTGCTAGATGCTGACAGAGTGGTAAACGCACCAGCAGCAGCCGTAGATGTACCGATAGGCCCGTTAAACGAGTCGCCAACAGCACCTGTCTGAAAGTCCTTCAGTTGAGCCATTAACTCACGGATAGCATCGTTAATTCCAGAAGGCGCACAGCCCTCTGCAATGTTAATCGAATCTATGTCTGTGTTATTAGCAGGGGTTGCGCTAAATTCACTAATCTTTGTACGTGGCATATCTATTCCTCAATGAAAGACCATTTATGACCATAAGCAACAGAATTCTTTTTAATTGCAACTCTAATGTTATTTCTGGCTTTTGAATTTATGGCAACATTCCTTGCAGCCTCTGCAAGTGAGCCATAAACAACGTTATTTGTTAAGCATTTTACTTTCTTACCACGCAAATGACCAATTTTTAAATGGCTTTCAGACATTTTTTTACGAGTGTCTTCATCGTGATTTTTGCCATACATATGATGGTTTTCACCAGCACGATAAGACATTGTTTTAGCAATTTGCTTTTTTACTTCCTCTGTATGCTTTTTCCCATACATAGGTGCTAGTTCACCAGTTCTAACTGATGGGTACGATGTTGAAAATCCAACACCCCCATCAGATATATTCATACACAAATCAGGCCAACATTCTTTTGCATTAACAATGATTTCATACTCTTGTCTATATGCTTCTTCTTCAGTTTGGCAAGATTTGACTACTCTAGTAAAAAGTTTCCTTTTTGCTTTCTTTGCTCTTAACACCCATATACCAGAACCACAATAATTGTCATTCAAATTTGCGGTGCTATGCTTACCAATATAGAACTTTCCATTCTCTATATTTGTAGTGACATAGACTAAATGGTGCATATCAGTCCTTATTGGATACCTAAGAGATTACGCTGTTCTTGGTCTAAGTCTTCAATAGACAATAGACCCCTTGCAGTTGTTGGAGTAACAGCCCTAAATGGACTACCAATTGTCTGTGGGATGCCACCAGTACGCATTATATTAGTTAAGTCCTCTACGCTGCCTCTACGCATATTAGTAGCCAATCCACGAGAGCCAGCAGCACCAATAGTTAAAGGAATTCCAATCATCGGTGCTAATGCAGTAGTTCCTACACTAAGACCAACTGGCACAACACCAGTAGGTGCAAAGCGTCCAAAGAACTTCAACATATTTTGAACATTACCACCCTTGGCAGCTTGCTCAATAGCATCCTGTTCAGTCTTAGTAAACAAACGCATTTTCTTGTCATTCTTGGCAAGTTGGCGCAATTGTTTAGCAAGTGAGTTTTCTTCACCAGACTGAGTAAACTTACTCTTGTCTAGTTTAGCTTCATTAAGCATATCCTCAAAGACTTCTGCTTTCTTCATTTTTGAATAAGCATTACGAGCCTCAGACCATAACTGACCTGCGTTTTTCATGTCACCAGAAGCAATTGATTCTTTAGGGACAGTCATCAAGTAGTTGTCATAGTCATCCAAAAGAATAGATGCCATCCGTCTTTCTTCTGGCTCAATACTCTTTTGACCAGAACGAATCATCTTACGCAATGCTTGAAGTTCAGTCCAGTCTTTAGGTTGAGCAGTAGAAGTAAGTTCTTCAATAGCACCAGCAACCTTTGGAAATGCTTTAGGCGTATAACCTTCTTGTCTCAAACCTTTTGCAATATCATCCATTGCAGTAACGAACTCGTCTGTTTTTAACTGGACACCAGATTGTTGAAGTTGGTCATATCTATCTGTTGCAATTCTGTCTAATGCTTGAGTAGATAAAGCCTCTTGTTTTTGAGGCCGCTTAACGCTACCAGCAGCACCTGTCGCCAATGTAGTAGCTGCGCCATACAAAGGATTACCAGTAGCTTCTGTGACTGTTTGTCCAGACATAACAGCAGTAGGAGTCACAATCGCTTGAGTTCTAGGCGCAACAGCTAATTGCTCTGTAACACCACGAGTAACAGGAGATGCAGCAGTTGTAGATGCTTTAATCAATGCAGGGATAGTTCTAGCCACTCCTGTCATTGCTTCTAATCCACCACCAACAACTCGCTCAGTTGGAGTTTGTGTCTCTGGCGCAGCAGGTACACCAGAACGAGTCATCAAGTTTTGAATAGCTTGAGATGCTGGCATCAATCGCTTTTCAGTAAATGGTGAAGCAATTACATTTAATAGTGCATTGACTGCATCAGCAGCAGGAACAGCCATTGAACCTACAAGAGCACCCAATGGGCCACCATAAGAGCCAATCTGTGCGCCAGCTAATGTAGGGGCAACAGCACGATAAGTTAAACCTGCGCCACGCTCAAATGATTCTCTAAGTGTTGGAGACTTAGGCTGACCTTGATTAAGAACAGCTAAACCAGCATCGGAAACTTTAGTTAAGTCTCCTGATTGCAAAGCCAATAGGTCACTATCAGATAATTGAGTTAAGTCCATTATCCACCGCCTTTTTTGCGTCTTTCAATTTCTGCTTGAATAGCATCTTGACTTGGCAAACCACCAGTTGTAGCAGGGGCAGTTGGCAATTTAGGTATTGGTGCAGTAATCTGACTTGCAGCACGACCAGAAGCAACTTCAGCAGATTTAAGCAAATTGTTAAGACGCTCTTGCTTTGTTTTAACTGTTGTTGCGCTATCTCCCAATTGTGGGAAATATGATTTCTTGTAGCCAGCTAACTGTTCACGGCTATAAGCAGCACCAGTTCCCAATGTCAATGCCGCATCAAGAATGTCCTCTTGCGCTGCTTCAACAACTTGTCGTTGGTCTGTATTTAATTTGTTTGGCAAAAAGTCTGTGCGTGATACAAAACGAGCAATCTCTGCTGGTGTACTCGGCATAGCTGCTTTAGGGTCTAAACCAATAGCTTCATTCATTTGTCCAACGCTGAAGTTCAAACGGCTTGCTAATGTTGCGGCTTTACGCTCACCTTCGTTTGGCATATTGATTGTTGTGCTTGGACGCTTCTGGTCTTGCAACTGAAGGTAAGCCGACTGTTGATTTTTTGGCAACTTCATAAAGTCTTGAAACTCTTTGATTGAAGCCGCAGGTGCATCAGGTGCTGTATAAAGAACACTCATGTTGTCTTTATCAAGAACAACATTGCCAACAGTCACAGTATCACGCTTCTTATTTCCAGCAACTAACCTTGGAGGCATACCAGCAGAAATCTCATAAAGCGCACCGTTAACTTCTTTGTACTCTGGTTGCATTGCTTTCTGAGATGCAACCAATTCACTTAGTGCTTTGCGTCCTTCAGCAGAACTCATCAATTGAGGAATTGCTTTTTGCAAATCAAAGCCACCAGCAGTCATGCCTTCACCTACTTGCTGACCCATCATGTCCTCACCATAAATCTCTTGAGGCTTGGTTACAGCACCTTGGATAACACCTTGAATACGTTGTTGTTCAGCTAATGCTTGTTGCTCTAACTTACGCTTACGAATCATGTCAGCCAACTGGACATTTTGCAATTGACCCTGCAATGTCTCTTGCATACCACCACGATATGCTTGCTGACCACGCTGTAAGCCTTCAGCAATAGACTGACCAGTATTCCCTCCTTGGAATAAACGCCCTGCTAGGGCATACAAGGCTTGTGCTTGTGCATCATCACGATTACGAGCAATGTCAGCCTGTGACATACCAAGCAGACCCATTGTGTCCGCACCGCCTGTACCGAAAATGTCTAATAGTCCAGCCATGTTAGTCCTTAAAAGTCAAGCCAACCTGTTGGAGAAGTAGTAGCATAGTTGGTTGCAGCGTTATATGCAGCATTAGGGCCAGCCAACCAATTAGATGCACTATTCCACAAGTTGCTAATGCCTTGTTGACCACCTAGATTCTTGTACAAGCCACCACCAACAGCAGCCAAACCCAAAGCGTTTTGCAATGTAGATGTATCTGCTGCACCGCTAGTAGTAGAAGAAGCTACTCGTCCTAGTGGGTTGCCATATACCAACGATAGATAGTTCTGCAAATTCTGCTGTGGTTGGTTTTGCAAGAAGTTAAACTTAGCAATGTCACCTTGCATTTGCTGACCTTGGTAACCCTCACGGATTTGACCTGCTTGCAACATATTCTGAATGTCTTGGTAATCAGCACTAGCCATCTGA